CCTGCGATAACCACCGCCATCACCGCCGCCTCCACCGTCGCCGCCACCGCCGCCATCACCACCCCCACCATCTCCGCCGCCGCCATCACCGCCACCATCTCCACCACCATCGCCCCCTCCGTCACCGCCGTCGCCACCGCCAGCATCACCGCCGCCAGCATCACCGCCCTCGCCAGCATCACCACCAGCATCGCCAGCATCACCGGCATCGCCGGCATCGCCGGGAGCATCGCCGCTATCCACCCCGCCTGGCTGGGAATCTGCGTCGGCGTTGGCGGCAGCGGCATTGGCGTCGGCTTGGGCCGCAGCATTGGCAGCATCTTGAGCGTCGGCAAAACCACCGAAGTCAGCGTCACCCCAACCTTCGCCTAGGCCATCTGGAGCGCCAAAAGCTCCGCCCGGTGTGCCCGGTGCGCCAGGGCCGACTTCGCCAAATACGCCCTGCCCCACTGCTTGGGCGTCGGGTTCGGTGGCAGCAGCCAAGGCTTCAGCGGCAGCTTGTGCCTGGGCAACCGCTCGCGCATCCTCAAGTTCCTGTGCAGTAAGCGGGGTATTTTCTAGCGCGTTGAGCATGTCTTGGACGGCGCGGTCGTGAATTTGTGCGTGTGCCCTAGCCGGTGCTCTTGCCGCGTCAGCCGCACTCATGCTGCGACCGGCAGCAATAGCGGCACCGACGAGGCCACCCGGCACCCCGCCAACAAGGCTGCCGAGGGAAAAACCGCGCGCCAGATCTGAAAGGCTAATGTCGCCTAGGCGACCCAAATCAAAACTACCGAGGTTGCCGAGGTTGCCGGGATTGGGGCCAAGGTCTATGCTGCCGGCCATCTCGCCGCCCATGTTGACGCCGCCAGTTCCTAGGCCGCCATCACCACTCCCGCCGCCGCTACCGTCACCACCGCCAAGGCCACCGCCGTCCGTGCCAGTACCGCCGAGGTCGGGAGAGGGGCCGCCGAGGTTGGGTAGAGCGCCTTCGCGGTAGGAGAAGAAAGAAGGAATACCACCCGTCATAGCAGCGGTGAAAGGATCGAAAGAGTCGGGCGGCGGCGGCGTGTAGGAGCGGAACACATTACCGCTTGAGGGCAACGCAGCAGGGAGGGCGTTGAGGGCCGGCGCGAAAGCCATAGTCCGCACGATGCCGTCTTCAGGCGCACCAATCCCCACAGCAGGAACGTCGGTTTCTGCGGAGAACGGCGCAAAAGAAGGGGCAAAAAGGGTGTCGGACATGATGGGCCTTCTGATGCTTATTATACCACGTTAGGTTTGGAAAATAAACCTAGCGGACGTCGACGAAGTTGCTGGACTGGAGGGCGAGCAGGAGTTTGCCGACGACGTTGGTGAGGGCCGTGACCGACGGATTTAGCATGTCAACGGTGATGGGGGCGCTGACGGTGCCCTGCACAATGAACTGGGGACGGGTGCGCCGACCGGGGTCGAAGAGGTCGCTCTGTTCGAGTACTGTAATGAGCCGATTCCACGCGTCGCGGGAGGCAGGGTCCCAAGCGTCAGGCGGCGTAGGAAAGGTGCGGGAGGAGATGCGGCGGGTCATCGCAGACCGTCCGGTTCGATTGCCATACGGAACTGACCCATCCGCCACGGCACGTTGGAAGAAGTCGAGGACTGGATTTGGATGGCCAGTTCGCGGCCCCGCAGGCGGGTGGAGATTTTCTGGGTGTTGCCGGTCACGGGGAAGGGACCCTTGGTGATGACCGGGCCGCCGGGATATTTGCGGGCTTGGAGCGAGATGTTAAGGGTGCCGACGTAGGGCGTGTTGTCGGACAGGTTGGAGAAGTCGGGCACAAACTTGTTGACGAACACAATGCTGTTGCCGTCCTGCTGATCGAAATACGCGCCTTCAAGATTGGCAGCGAGGACGGAGCTATCGGCAGTGTAGCCAGATTCCTGATAGTAAATGTTGGAAGCCTTGTCGTCAATGGCAAGGGGGCGCGAAAACGTATTGCTATCTTCCCAGACTGTGCGGGGCATGGTGCCGATGGACCAGTGCTTCTCGCGCGTGTTATAGATGACGTAGCGGTCGTTCTCGCCATTGGGCGATTCGAGGGAAGGATAGAACCACATGATTTCGTCGAAGGTCGAGTTCGAACCCGCATAGATCTTTTCAAGTTGGAACTGGTCCAAGTTGTCATAGATGTAGCGGAGGACGGTACAGCTCAAAGTTTGGAGGCGACCATCATACTGGTAGAACTGGCCGTTGGCTGCCATCCAATAGAGTGTGCCGTTGTATTCGATGGCTGCGTTACGGGCAATGATGCCGCATTGTTCACCGACAGCGGTGAAGCCGAAGACGTCGTTGCCGCCGATGTAGGACTGGATGAACAGGTCGTTGTCGGTCAGGATGGCAGTCTTGTCGCCAATGCGGTTGACGGCCCGGATTTCGGAGCCACGGCTCGGCAGCGGATAGTCGCCTGCGGTGTTGATGTTGGAAGGCGTCCAGTCGGTGAAGTCTTCTTGGGAACACCAACGGACTAGGAGCGGACTGTAAACGCCGGAAATGTCATGGGTGCCATAAAGAAGAACGTGTCTGGCTTCCGAGGCGACGCGCACAATCTGGTTGACGGAGGGGGCTGCCGTGACGATAGTGGCGCGACTGACAATTCCGGCGCTGGTATCCCAGTACATGAGCGGGCCGCCAGAAGGAACGGCCATGATATCGGTGCCCCACAGATCGAGCGACCACTGACGAAGGGGAAAAGGCACTGGCGAGGAGGGGGTGCCCCAACCAAAGTTGCCGCTCCAAACGCCGATGCCCCAACCCGAAACAAATTCGGTGGAGATGTTACCGGCTGGATAGGAGAAGCCGATGGTGATGGCACCGCCCGTAGCTACAGATGTGGCCACGGCAGTCAGGCTAACATTGAATGCGAAGGCATTGGCGTCGATAACGCTGACCGGGAAGGTGGCCGTCGTCGAGGAGATCGCGTTGATGACGATGTTGCCGCCGATGGTAGCGGCAGCAGATACGACCTCGACGAGGCTGCCCGTCGTGAGACCGTGGTTGGAGACGGAAACGACGATTCTGTTAGAGCCTGCGGCAGTAGACAGCAGATTGCTGGAGGCGAGGGTGGAGGTGATGGGCGTGATGGTATAGAAGGTAGAAAGTTCGCTGGAGAATAGGCCCACATTAGTAGCGATGACGGCGGCAGGCTGGCCTCCCCGACTACGAACCGAAGTTAGGTAGCGCGGCACGCCGAAGATTTTGCTATCTTGGGAAGGGTCGATGACGCGCTGCCAACCGCCCATGAGTTCGGGGCGTCCGAAGCGGAAGCGGATTTTATCGGCCTCAGTCCAAAAGCCGCTCGCATCAAGCTGAGTCCTCTCCTTGACGACTCCGACCTGAAAGGCAAGTTCCCTGAGTTCTTGGTCCTGAAAAGTGACCGACATCAGACTGTCTCGGTGATCCGAACGCCGTAGTTATCGAGCAAACCCGCCATCAAATCAATGCTGGTAGTGCTTGTGTTGATGATGAGGGCCGGGCCAGAAGGGGGAAGCGCGGTGCCCGAACCCGCAGACTGCTTGGCAGTCACGTTGAAGGCGCCGCTAGTCTGGCGGATGAAGATGTAGGTCTTGGGCGAGGCCGGCATAATGATGTTGGCGTGACCGGTCAGCGTCCCCTGCACCAGAAGAATGGCGCAGCGCGCTTGGTCTGCGACAGCGTTAGCCGTTGACAGCGTGGTGTCCCCGGATGAGACGCTGACGACGGCAATGCCTGCGACCGCAGCCGCGATCAGGTCGAGGTTGTTGTTCGTCTTGATGCCCCAAGTAGTAGCGTTCTCGCCGGTCGCTTGGAGTTCTAGCCGAAGAAGGGGATCATAAGTCGAGGGCATTACTTGCGCTCCTCAAGGATTCGTGTTACTTTGTCGTCGATTCTATTTAGCACAATTGTCAGCTTATTTTCAAGGTCGGAGACAACCTCTCGCGTGGCGAAGTCCTTGTTGACTTGGGCGACATGAGTGTGGTGAAGCTCTTGCAGGTGTTCGGCTTTTTTATGCACGACGGAAAGCTCCCGTTGCAGATAGGCACCGTAAGCCAGCAAGAGCGGCCACAGGAAGGTCGAGACGAAATCGAAGAGAAGCTTGACGTCCATGTGAGGGTCCTTAAGCTGGACTGCTCATTGAAGGATTCCAGACCACCGGAGTGACCAAGATGTTCGAGCCGTCTTCGGTAAGCAGGTACTCGTTGTTTTCGAGCGCGAGATAGTTGTCGAGGTTTTGCAGGGCGCGCCCATCAGGGACCTTGCGAGACTCGTAGCGGGGGCGGGGCGGCCTGTTCTGCGGATGCTTCTTGAGGTCATAGGCCCCATCGTAGCAGGCAGAGCAGACAACGAGGTTAGTGGATTCCTTGCGTAGCTGGCGGCGGTAATACTTCTGGCCGCACCTATCGCAGAGGGACCAAACATTGAGCGCCATGACTAGGAACCATAGTTGGTCTGGTCGGGCCTCGCGTCAGGAACTTGCTTGAGTTCGCGGCGGGGCTTGGCCGACTTGTTTTGGGGGTGGCTCTTCTTGTCGAACAGGCCATCATAGCAGGAGTAGCAGACGACGAAGTTGGTAGTTTCCTTGCGGAGGTCGCGGCGCTTGTAGTCGAAACCACAGCGGTCGCAGACCG